TTTTCAGATATAAGAAGGTAGGTGATTCACTATATGACCATAGTAAGAACTGGGGCTTTGCAAAATTCTTGTCCGTAATGGGACTCCGCAAAAAGGATAGGAGAGGTGGGCAACTGCCTTTCCTATACCTAAACGATATAAAAGGTGCTGTTGTATTGATAGACGTATTTATGAAACGTTTTATAAATGATTTGGATTCTGAGATAGCATACCCAGTATGTAGAACAATTCAATTACAGAAACCTGCGGAAGTACCATTCTAATGAAGTTCAATGAGTCCTTATCAAGTGGTAAACAATCTGAAAACATTATATTAAAAATGGTACAGAATAAATATCCTAAAGCATATATCAAAGAAGGGTATCATAAAGAGTATGATATAATGATACCTGAGATAAATAAAACAATAGAAGTAAAGAAAGATTTTAAATCACAATATACTGGTAACGTAGTTATAGAAATGGAAATGAATAATAGACCATCAGGATTGCAAACTACCACTGCTGATTGGTGGGTATTTCATTTAGATGAAACAGAAATAGTGTGGATCACATTAAAAAGATTAAAAGAAATGGTAGAGTTTGAAGGATACAAACTAGTAGAGTTTATTGGTGAAGGAGATGAGATAAGCAAACAAGCTTACTTAGTACCTAAAAAAGATTTATATATGTATAGTAATAGAATAAAAGAAATAGTTAAGGATGATATATTATGAAGAAACAAAAGTGTGTAGCAAATATTAAGTTCTCACTGCAAGAAGTAGAGCTTATGATAAACTCACTAGAAAATTTAATTAGGATAGAGATACCATTTCAGGATAGTGCTGACTGGAGAAAGCCTTATGAGATGTTATTGAAAGATCTAAAAAAGATTAAGTCTGATATGAAGAACAAGATAGAAGAAGCAATGCTAAATAGAGAACATGAGGAAACTTCTACAATATATGGTGAAGTATGTGAGGTATGCGAATGAAGAACAAAGAAAATGTAAGAAGAGGTAGGAGAGCTAGACAGCGTGGAGCAGAACTGCAAAGGCAAGCTGTACGCATGGCAAAAGATTTAGGACTAGAGGCATTTAATCGTGATAGGGGTGGTGCACAACATGAGCAAGGCGACATAGAGATTGAAGGTCATTGGTATGGGTGCAAAAGAAGAACTCGTATTGCTCAATGGCTCAAGCCTGAAAAAGAAGAAGAAGGAGTTGTAGTTAGAGAAGATAGGGGTAAGCCTTATATCGTATTAGACTATGAATACTTTTTAAATATGCTATCTATAATGAAAGAGATGGCAGATTAATTATTAACAAACGAGGTGGTCTGCTTTATAAATTTAAAATGAGAGACTTTTAAATGAAATTGGTTGGCGAACTAAAGATAAAGTAGACCATCTCATAATAAGGAGAAAACAGCATGGCTGAATACAAACAAAAAGATCAGTCTTTCAAGCTTTGGAAGAATGATTACAAAAAGGAAGGCGATAAGAAGCCTGATTACACTGGTACTGGATTAATCAATGGAGAAGAAAAACAAGTTTCCATGTGGATTAATGAAGATAAGAATGGAAAAAGATACTTATCTGGGTCTATCAGTGAGCCTTACAAGAAAAAAGACAGCCCTTTCTAGGGTTTTCAGTCTTGTTTGATAATGAGGGGGCTAGTGCCCCCTTTTTATTGATAAAATAATTAAGCGATACTTATATCAAAAAACTTTTTTTATGGCTAAATACGGCATCCTAGGAGCACTTTTTTTCTTCAATGTTTGAATTTTGTACGATGTTAAACAAAATATGTGCTTTTTGTACTAAATCTAAATGGAATCCATATATTGAGGATTATGATGATACAGATAGATTATTTTGTGGTGTGTCATCAGGGTTTGATACTAGAGTAGAAGCATTAGATGAGTGCTGGATGAATATGTCTAAAGGTAAAAGAAATAATTTTACCAAAGCTAAAAGAGAAGAATATCAAATATTAAAAACAAATAGGAGTTAGAATGGATATATTAGATGATTTTCCAGAAAAGAAAAATAATGATAGCGTAAGATGGAATTACTTTAGAAAAGAAAAGCCGATCCCTGAAAGTGAACAACTTACAGATGAAGAAAGAAAGGAATTAACTAATCTAATAGGTCTGTGTGTGAATCGAGTTATAGATTTTAATGAGTATTACACAAAACTAGCTGAGTTTTGGAATGAGGTAGGAGAACCTGAGTACGCTAAAGAAGCTTTACTTAGAGTAGAAGATTAGAATGTAAACAACTCTGCATACATATCAATAAGTTCATCATGCCTTAATAATCTATTGTATGCTTTATCACCGATTCTTTTGCGGAGATCATTAAGTCTCTCTGTATATACTAAATCATTTTTTCCGGGTGCTATCTTAGATTTTAATAAAAGTCTTTTACCTAGTAATGATTGAGAAATACTAGATGGATCTTTACCACCTTCAGAAACTGCATCTACTACAAATTTATTAATTGTAGCTGGATCATCACCCTTCATAATACCTTCATAAGCTTTTTTCATATTAGTTCTAAATGCTTTTATCTCTTCATCAGGATTAGATTTAAACGTACCACCATATTTATTTTCAAACTTCCATCTGTAGTAAGCCTTAATAGCATTATTATCTTTTTGGGCTTCAGGATTTCCTAATCCAAAACCAACTAATGTTTGTTTAAACACTCTATTTGCAGGAAAAAATCTTTCTCCAAACTTTATTGCTCTATCCATAGCTTCATCATAAGTGTACTTACCTTTACCACTTACAGCTTCTGTTAGTTCTTTTGCAAGCACCCAAGGATAAAATATATCAAGCACACTTTCTTTACCACCAGCAGTAGATTGTAATATTTGACCATATAATCCAGCAAATGTTGTGTAACCCCAAGATTTAATTAAAAATTCTAATGGCTTTTCTTTAACTTCATTCCACTTTATCTCAACATTGTCTGAACCACCATACATATAAGCTAGTAAAAATTGTGCAGTAGCTCCTGATACAGCACCTCCAAATAAATCACTAAGACTTGACTTGGTAACATCTACTAATTTTTTATAGTCTTTTTCAGCTATGGATTCATTTATAGCCTTTGAGTTAGTTCTTATTATTCTATTTAAAGATCTTATTTTCATTTGAGCGTATGTTTCAAATGCAGTAGCCGCTCTAAATATTCTATTTTGCTCTAATCTTGATTGTTCACCAGCTCTCTGTGCACCTCCAGTTAATGCAGATGGAGCTCTTCTTATTAATGCATCATATAATTGTTGTGGTGCTTTACCAGATACCATTAACTCTGCTTCTGACCTAGAGAATCCCATTTCTCTTAAAAATAAAACATCAGTACCCCTACCTTTGTTATTCTTAAAACGCTCTACCTTGTTAGCCGCTACTACAGCACCTAATTTTTCTTGAAATTCATTTATATACCTATATAAAAATGCACTTCTTTGCATCTCGTTTAGTTGCCTAACTTTAGATGAAATAGGTCTATTTGGATCTGAAGCCATATTAGTTACATCAACAGTAAGTGCACCTAAACTATTTAATGCTTGCTCTATTGCTTTAGCTTTACTAGATGGTAATCCAAGTTTTAAATCGTATAATCCTTTTATCAACCCAGTCGTACCCGAAAATCTTCTAGTACTAGCTAAAAACTCTGCAAGGTTTGGGATTACTGAAGCAGATAATGAACTGGCTCTAATTGTATTGTATACAGATTTTACAGCCCTTATAGATTTAGCTCCTACAGAGCCAGCTTCTAATATAGGTGCTTCCAAAGGTGCTCCACTTAAACTTCTTACCATTTCGTGAAACTCTAAAGAAGTACCACCCTCTGCTTCTATTGCTTGTTTAAATTTATTTACAGTACTAGTATTGTTTAATTCTTGACCAAATACACTAGCTACACCTATTCTAGCCGCACCTGTTTCTGCTATTCTTTGAGCATATTCATAAGGTCTGTATTCTACTAATGGTATTATTTCACCATTTACTTTTATAGCGTGAGGTATGTTCTTCCATTTCCTACTATGCTCTACTTGTGTAGTTCTTGTAGGATTCTCTGTAGATTTACCTGATATATTATCAGTAAACTCTTTAAAATATTCTCTTACATTTTTTTCAGGAGCACCAGTTGCTTGAGCAAATTTAGTTGTCATTTCTGTAAATTCTTTAGAACCAACTCCCTTACCTAATATCGCATAAAATTCATTAGACATAATTCTTGGTGCTATTTCTCTACCAATAACTTTAAAAGGTCTAGGAACTCCATCTTTACCCTCTGTATATATTTCATACTGCTCAAATATTCTACCTCTTTTTTCAATAAGGTCACGATGTTTTTCAACTATTTGAGCTTCTTTACCAGATACTTTTATATTGCCTTCAATAGCGGCATGCAACCTTGATTGTAATATTCTATTACCACCAACATCTATTTCAATAAATTTTGATAACTCAGCTATCTCTTTACTGCCCTCTCCAAATCCCTTACCACTCATTTGTAAAACATCATCAAGAGTAGAAGCTAATTGTCCTCTTACTTGCTTTTGAACATCAATAGCTTTTCTTCCAAGTTCAGATGATTGTATTGCAGATGGTGTGCCTACGCTTGCGTTTCTTTCAACCATATCTGAAAATATGTAATTGTATGCTCTAGTTGCTAAATTTCTCTTATTTGTAACTGGTAAATTATCTGTAGATGGACTTACGATAGATCCTGTATTACCTTCTTTATCTTTCTTTCTAAGCCTGTCTATTGCACCATTATATAATCTATCTAATTCTGCTTGACTATATCTCTGTGGTCTTTTCTTTTCAGAACCAAATAACTTTTTAAGTATTCTAGGATTAGGAATACCAAAGAAAGCTTGCATCTCTATACCTTCAGATTCTGCTCTCTCTTCAACTTCTCTCCTAAGTTCTTTAGCTTTTTGATTAGAAGTCTCTAATGTTTCTCTTTGTTTAGGTGTAAGGTTTTGATTTCTTAATGCTTGCTCATTTGATTTTATAGTTAAATCTAAATCAGCATATTCTTTTTGTAGTAAAAAACCTTTTAACTTTTTATTGTTAGGTAAATTTTCTACTAATTGTTTAGCTGGTTTAGGTGTAGGTATTTCAGAAGCTGGTTTTTTTGTAGGATTTATAGGAACTTCTACAAGAGAATTAGCTTTCACAGGCTCTGTCTGTAACTTGGATGATTCTAATAATAACTCTAATTGAGTACCGCCTTGTCTAATTTTATTCTGTGCTTCAGCTACTGACCTTTTTGCACCATCAACTTCTATGATTCTTACTGCTTGCCTACCTGCATCTGCTGGGTGCAAAGGCACTTCTAACATTGGATCTGGTTCAAAAGGTCTATTTAATACATCCTTATCTTTAAGGTAGTTATCTAACCTTTGTTGCTCAGACCTAGACCTTCTTTGCATTTGCAACCGAACTTCAGCAGTTCCTTTTGTTAATTTAGGGTCTAATGCATTATTTACTTCTAATGACTCTACACCTATTTCATTTAATCTTTTTACTTTAGCATCTATAGATACTTGTATATCATCTAATAAAGATTGTTTAGCACCATTTTTTTCTAAGGTGTTCATATCTTGTGCTAATTTTCTTATATCTGTGTTTAATTGTACACGCTCATTAACAGGTCTAGCAGATCTACCCTCTGGCTTTGTAATCTCACTGACTAATGAAACTTCAGATGGCTGTTGTTTACCACCTATCTCTTGTATAATTGTACCCCTATTTACTTTAGTAGGTATCTTGCCTTCCATAGCTAATTCAACAGAGGTCTTTAGTTGATTGCCAATAGCATTAGCTACTTCATGTATAGGCTTACCAGTTTGATCTACTATAGATTTTATTTCATTTGCAACGCTTTCTTTAATTTGATTTCTTTGTCCTGTAGAATACTTTTTTAATAATTTAATACCTATGATAGTACCAGCCGCATCTAAATAAGACTCTGCTGTAATAGGTTCTCCTTCTAATAAAGCTGGAACTGTACCTAAGCCAAACACTTCAGCACCAAACTCACCAGCTTTTGCTCCTAATTCGCCAGCCGCTTTCTTACCTAATACTGTACCTACCATACCTAAACTACCAACTGTGCCTCCAGTAAGTACACCATGAAAAGTAGCATGTAAAGCTTCAATAGGGTCAACAGTACCTGTAGTCTCTATTTGTTCAGCAATGTTTGCACCACCATCAAATGCCGCAAATCCACCTGCACCACCTATTACTCTTTGAAATGCATTTTTAGTAAGGACTCTAGCTTCAGCTAATGACAGACTAGTTCTTTTAGCTAACATATTAGCCGCATCATCAGCATATTTTGCAAACTTGCCCACATTGGCAAGCTGACCACCAAATGCAAATAGAGCCGCATCTACTGGCATAACCATAGATATTGCACCTGATGCAAGCTCCTCTAATTTATTGGCAGGATAGTCACTAACATCTACTTGTTGATTTAATCCACCAATTCTAAATACAGTGCCAGTTATAGAGTTATCCATAGCTAAGTTTATAATATTAGGTGGAGTACCGCCTAGCTTAGAAAAAGAAGTTCTGTAAGCTTCTCTTAGACTTTTACCTTTTTTAAGCTCTATATCTATTTCTTTTTGTAAAGTCCTTTTATTAAAGAACTTAGCTACATCTTTAGCAGTAGGCTCAAACTCTTCAGTCTCTTTACGTCTTGTAACAAATTCAGATATTCTATTTGGATCTCTTAAAAATGTTGGATCAGTAAGTGCTTCTACAGGTAAACCCATAGCAAACTTTGGTAAGTTTTTTTGTAAGTTTTCTACTTTCTTTTTAGGGTCTGGATCTTTAACCGCAGACATAATATATTGTGGATTATTTTTATTATAATCTAAAGCTTCTGTTAAATTTTTTATTTTAGTAAGTGGTATAGGTTCTAATGATTTAAATATAGCACTTTCTTGTTGAGGCTGATCTAATTCTTTAGTTTTACTATTAACAATCTGTACAAAAGATTTAACTTCAGGACTTTCTATAGGTAATCCTGAATAATTAGAATAAAAGGTAGCTATATCGTTCTTAGATACTTCTAATATATTATCTATTATATCTTCACCAGCTTTTAACCCACTTTGAATATCGTCAAACTCTAACAATGTTTGACTACCAGCCATAAGTTTACCACCTAAGCTTGCTAATCTATCAGCATTGCTTTTTTTCCTAGGCATATTTACACCGTAGGGATTGTTTTTTGCTACACTATTTTCTTGTTGTTTTACAGATTCATATATTATTTGTTTAAAAGAATCTGTATCTGGCTCATCCGTACTTGTAACTACTTCATTTAAATCTATAGATGGCTCTGGAGATGATACTTTTAATTCAAAAGTTTCATAGTCTGGTAGTTGATATTCTTCACTGAGATAGTCATAAAAGACCCTACGTTTAGAAGAGTCTTGCATGCTTTTACTAAAGGAATCATAAGTTCCAATGTCGTATTCTTGAGAGACGGTATTATAAAGTGATTGTAAACTTTCTTTCATACATTAATTAAAAACCGGGAATAGTCTTTTTAGTAGACTCTTGTTTAGTAGAATTAAATGTAGGAAGTCTAAGTCTAGGTTGTCCTAAACCTGTTAATTGCTCTATCCTGCTTTCTATATCCTCTATTTCAGTAGTTAGATTATTAAGCTCTTCTACTGTCATTGAAGACCTATAAAGTCTTTTATCTTGTGTTTTTTTAGTTAATAATTTAGTTAATCCTTCAAGAGTAGCTGTGGGAGTTGGTAATTCATTACTTATAGTTTTTAAAGTTCTATCATTTAAATCTTTTATAACTTCATCTGGCTCATATTGTGCTCTTTGTAAATCTATATTTTTAAACTTACTATCTGGATTATCATCGTAATATTTTATAATAGCTTCTTTTTTAATTTTATTTTCTAAAGATATAATTTTATTTTTAACTTGACTTTCTCTTTTAGTATTACCTGCAACATTTGATGACATTGATAGGTTATTATAATAATCTAACATCTCAACATCAGACTTATTTATATCTGTAAAATTTAATTGATCTAAAAATGCTTTCTTGTTTTTAACTGCTTTTGTACCTATCTGACTTATCTCTTCATTGTCAGATTTACTCATTGCCTCAGATCTTACTTCATCTGGCAATAATCTATATAAATTTAATTCGTTGTTATACTCTCTTTGTTTTATAGTATCTTCATATTGCTTCATCCTTAATTGGTTCTGCTGATACTGATTAATATATTGTGGTAATGCATCAAGAAAGTCAGCTAAAGGGGTGTCATAAGTGCCCGCTGGCATTGATTGTCTTCTACTATATATACTTCTTCTAGCCATATTTATTTCCTATGCAGGATACCATCCATAACCAGTTGTATCAAATGCAATTTGACTCCATACATATTCTCTATTATCAGCACCCATTTTTCTTTCTCCATTTGTACCCCCTCCTGTTGGTGGTTGAAACGGCACTGAATCAGGAACTTTAATTTCAGCTCCACCAGCTACTAAATCAGCCATTTGACTTAATACTGATGATTCATATTGAGCTTCTGCTTCTGATGTAACATCTCCAATCGCTTCACCAGCAGATAATAATGCTTGTTGTCCAGCTCTAGTCCTAGCACCAAAGCCTCCACCTAAACTAGAAAGACCCATACCGCCAGTCATTCCAAGTAAGTTTTGTTCGTATTGAGACTTAGCACTTTCTATAGAACTAGGATCAAAATCAGATATTAAACTAGCTTGTTCAGGGGTTAATTCAAAACCAGCTCCTAATGCTACACCAAATGGAGAGTATGAACCAGCAGATGGCAATAATGGTGCTTGACCAGCACTTCCACCAGCACTTCCACCAGTACCACTATTTGAATCGCTAGAACCGCCAAATCCTTCATTTCCCGGTACATAAGCACCTCTTCTTAACTTTAAAAATCCACCATCTTCAAAGTTTTCAAGTATAGGTTGATTATATCCAATTAAAGAAGAGCCGCTCCCTATTGAAGTTTGAGATGTATCAGTAGGTATAAAAGAAGATTTTGGTATATTAAATAAATTACTTGATTGAGAACTTGAAGTTAGATCAGGTAATAATGAATCCATTAAAGTTGTATCAGATATAGAAGATGGTGTTACAGCGACTTGATCGTTTAACAAATCAGCCATTTCTGCATTACTAGCTGTCATATCTATGTCTCCAGCAAGTTCAGCACCATAAGAAGAGGGCATAGAAAAAGCAGGGTTAGTATAAACTTCCCTAGGTCTTGAAAAACTAAGTAAACCTTCTCTGAATTTACTACCTTCCATAAATGGATTAAATTTTTTAGAACCATACATACCACCATCTTTAGATAAACCAGCAGTGAGAGCCGCTTTCAATCCTGATGTTAATGCTCTTTCACCCATACCCCTAGTATAATCACGACTAGCTTGTCCAACATCTCTAAAAGCTTGTTGTCCAAATACAGTTCCTTCCCTGCTGTAATCTCTAGATTTACCAGCACCTATCTTTTCACCTAGTAACCTACCTAATCCAGTTCCTAAACCCGCACCTAATACTAATCCTAAACCCGGTATAGTTGCACCCAATAAACCACCAGCTAACCCAGCAATACTACCAAATAGACCACCTCTCTTCTGTCTTCTAGCTTCTCTTTTTTGTTGCCTTTCCAATCTCTTAATATCAGACTGTCTTTGCCTAGCTCTAGCAAAAGCAGTACCACCAGCAGTACTAGTTAAACCACCAGTCTGCATCATGTTAAATAAATTATTTGGATTGTTCATGGTAAAAGTCCTTTGAATTTAATAATAAATATGTTATAACGCACATATTAAATAAGTATTTCAGTTTCCCACACTGATGTTATTTTCCAATCAATAGTACCGCCATAGTCCCCTGATGCTTGTATAGATATACCGCAATTTTTATTAGCTTCAAATTTAGGGTTATTGTCAAAATCAGATCTAACAACTTCTATATAACTATTTGATGACAATGTTGATGTATAAATAGCTGTAGCTATAGTATCTATGGTTGTGTCACCATCATCATGCTTTTTCAGTCTTACTGTTAAATCATGCGTACCTGTAGATATTGTTTCTGGTCTAAATATAATCTTTTTTAATATCATAGAATATGGAACTAAAAAGGATGATGATACAGAGCTTAAATTAGAACCTTCTATTATACCAAACCAAGGTAAGAACACTTCTCCAGTTCCAATATCATCATTCATATTATGTGCTATTATCTTATAGCTTACTAATTTTGTTTTTACATTTAAACTATCTACAGTTAAAGTACCATCAACTATAAAATTATTATCTGTATCCATATAAGATACCCACAACCTACCTTGTTCTTTTCTATATCTTTCTAATCTATTAGACTTAGATATGTATATAACTTCTTGTCCTTCTCTAAGTGAATTAACAGATGGTTGTGATTTTACTACCTGTATTTTATCTTGTTTAGAATTTTGTGTTCTTCTTACTTCTCTAATCATTAGCCAGATCTTTTGTATATTTCTCTGTACTCAATACTTATATCGTTTATTTCTACCTTTCTAGAATTTGAGCTAGTATCAAGCTTTACAGATACTTTATTGCAAGTAATAGGAGCACTGGGAGTAAGCTTAACAGTAGCGTAATTAGTGGCATTTGTAGCTACAGTACCACTCAATGCGTGTGATGTACCATTATCTTCTTCTAAAGTAAAATAACCTGTTAATGCATCATTTGATTTATAAGTAACATATACTGCATATACTTTTTTTACCCTAGATGCGTTACCAAAATCAAAGTCTTTTGATTGATATAATACATTTAACACAGCTTGAAAATCTCTATGTAATTTATAAAATCTAGTAGTATTAACAGCAGGATCTCCTACACTTTCTATAGTACCTACTAAAGCATTAGGATTATCAGAAAAATTAGTATGTACTACATTTGTAATGTTGTCATGTGTAAAATCTTTTAAGAATGTAAAGTTACCTTTCTTTAAATCACATACATAAGCATCACCATCACCAGCACAATTTTTAACTATATATACTAAACTAGTAGCTTCATCATATATTATCATAGAGTTATTTGTTACAAATCCGTACCAAGTATCATCATCTATTTTATTTTCAGATAAATCTCTTATCTGTGAACCATCATAAAAATACAACCCTTGTTTATTTACCCACACTATGCCATACTGAGTCTTAGCAACAGCACCATGAAACTCTACACCCATATAATTCTTACTATCTTCTAAGAACCAGTTAGTATCACTAGGACTAGAGATATTTATAATATCTAAACTCTTTCTTTTGTAAGCTAAAAGCCTATCAGCAAATGATTCTATTGCAATGTAATGATCAGCATCTCCTTTAGCCGCTTCTATGAAATTAAATGAAGGAAAAGTATCTAATCTATTAGGCATAGAATACATAATTCTATCAGGAAATTCAGTTAAGTCTGCTTCTCCAGCTATCCCATGAATATTATGCTGACCTTTGTTTTCATCTTTTATACGAACATTGCAAACAAAACTTCTATTATTAGATACTACTACATCTTTCCAGTTCTCTCCATATCCACCAATATGATTTGAAAAGATATTAGATGGATAACCATTTATAGTTTCGTATGTTAAGAAACTCAAAGAATCAACATCTAAATATGTTGTTGCTGAATCTCCAATATAAAACTCAGAACTGTTAGATGCATACTTCCAAGGTGTAAAATCTCCAGATAGATCTGTTCTTGCACCTTTTGTAAGGTCAATATCTAATAACAGATTAAATTCATCATCAGTACCTGACTCTCTAATATATATTCTACCACCAGATATTCTAGGGTCATAAGCCCCCTTAGCTCCTATTTGTACGCTTAGGCTTTTAAATGCAGTAGCTGATAAAGTTGTATCTAAAGTTGATACAGGTGAATTATCTAGTTTATTATAATAACTTAATAAACTTTCTTGATTACCATCATACACAAATGATTGTGCAAACTCGTATGTTTTTTCTTCTATCAATCCCTCATTGCTAGATGAAAAGCATTTTAAATTAAATCCTTTACCAGCAGTAGGATAAGTTAAAGCAGTTCCGCTATCTTTTTCGTACTGACCAAAGGAAGGCGGTTTAAGATCGTTATCTTTTGCATAATAACCACTATATTGATAAGTATATTGATTTCCGGGATAAGAAAAATGTTCTCTAGATATCCAGCCATACCATTGTATATTACTATTTGTATCTCTGTTAGTATCGCAACACCTTATTGATTCTTCTGATTTATAATACAATACCTTACTATTAGTATTACCTGTAGAATAACTTTGTAAAGTTATAACATCTTCTGTCCATCCTGTTTTTTGAGTTGAATAAATATCTATTTTATGCTCATCTGGATGAGCTAGTAATAAAACTTTATCCCCAGACTCTACACCAGTAACTGTAGCTGAAAAGTAAACAAGTGGATCTGGTATGTTACCACCACCAACTGCTGTAGGTAGCATAGCAGATGGTGTTCTATCTAAATATATTTCAGTACCGCCATTACCACCAGTAACAGTATACACACCATCTATCAATCCAGCATCAAAAGAAGATGCTAATCCACCACCACTCCCCTGCTCAGAATCCGATATAATTATTTCAGTTCCAGTTGGAAACCATAAATGTAAATTTACATTATCTCCTTCATTACCGTTACTCCCATCACTAGGACTATTTTTAACAGTCCCATCATTAATACCATACATATATGTTCTATCACCAGAAGTTGCTAATAAAAAACCATGATCAACTCCTGTTGTAGTACCTACAATAGCTAAAGAATTACTATTTGCACCATCACCTCTATGATCTGTCTCAAAATATCCTAGTCCGTAACCAGCTTCTAAATGATCTATATGTGTTGTATTGTAAGCAGATAATAAATTATTAGTGTCATCCTTCATATTAAATGCACCACCAATCGCACCTTGTTTAGTAAAGGTTAGATTAGATACATCTGCAACTTCATTATCTGCTATGTCGGCAGGGTCTTTTAGATTATTCAGTCCCCCTGAAAAATCTTTTATTTGATATAATCTCTTTGGCACTGATTACTTTTTTATCAATCCTTCTATAACATCAGTAACAAGATCAACACACTTCTCAAAGAATATCTGTTCTTTCTCTTCACTAACAAAAGGGATATCAATTTTTTTATTTATTTTAGTAGCAAGCTTTTCTTTAAAGTCATCAGACTGCACATGCTCAACCATACCATCTGCATACTTTTCTACAATTTGATCTTTAGCCTTATCTATAATTTCTGCTAATATTAGTTTACTCATTTTCTTTTCTCCTTTAGTATTTCTTTTATTTCTGCAATGTCTTCCATCATTACATCTAATTTATATTCTATTAATTGCTTATCTGCCTTTTCATTTAGCTGTACCTTTAGTGCATTTATATCATACTTCATAAAGCCAAATGCTAGTGTCACCGCACATATCATTGTAAGTATTGTAATAATATTCTCAACAGATATGTTTGTATTTAGCTTCATGCTCTCCTGACTTTCCTAGCTACCTTTTTACTATACTTAGCTTTTTGCTTACCCTTGGCAGAAGCTTGTCTTTTCTTCCTATTGGTAGCCGCACGCTCTGAGGCACTGAGACTTTTCCTAACTGATTCAGGTAAATAACGACCTCTCTTAGCTCTTGGCTTTTTTTCATCTCCCTTTGTGACATAATCCCATTTTTGTTTTGACCATTTAGATAAACTATTACTAGATGATTTAGCACCTTTGTACCCACCACCTCTTTTTTTATAACGCTTTGTGGCAATTTGAGCTTTACGAGCACTCCACTGCCCCGGTCTTCCTCCAGCACTGCCAGCTTTTACAGAAGCTACAATGCTCTTCCACATCTTTTCGTTAGTCTTCTTTGCTGATGCCATTACTTCTTCTTATGTGTCATTTGCACCTTAAATGATGCAGTTAAACTAGCACCCTTGTGTGGTTTATAACCACCTTTAGGATTCTTCATTAACTTATAGCTAGTACCAGATTTCATCCAGTGATAGCCTGTTGGTGCTTTTATTTTCTTATTCATTTAACTACCTTTCTTCCATTTCGTAGATTTAGATTTAGTTTTACTAGGCGACCATTTCACTCGATTAGCCCAGAAGGCGGCACTGAGCTTTCCCTTAGCTATATTTTTTGCATGGCGACTCTTAAAAGCCTTACGTTGCCCTACTGTCTGATTAGTCTTTACACCTTGCTGTCCAAAACGAATTGTCTTTACTTTATCACCCACCTTAGCCACAACTACATGCGACTTCTTAGGATGTCCGGGAGTACGCTTAGGTTTATTATATCCTGATACACCCGCTCTAGCTAATCTTGGATCTTTCTTTTTTGGCATATTAACTCCTATCCTTTACCATTTAATCTACTTATGATACCTTTTATTTCCGATACTTGATTGTCCAGATCATTAATCTCCTTCGTAAGCGAATCAAACTTTCTGTCAAGCTTGTCGTCACTCTGATTCCACCTCCCAATAAGCTTAATAACCATACCTTCCATGTTCTCAAGTGTTTCACTCTGACCCCTGTTCTCGGTTTTTAGGTCTTGCAAACTTTCTGCCTGCTCCAACCCTCTTTTGTTCATAGAGAATACCATATACACTAGCAAAAGCCCTACGACAGCGATCATACCCCCTTCTGCGTACACTTCCATAAATTCCATTATCTTTTTCTCCGCACTTCACGATTAATAAAATAGTTGTGATTAAAGTCCTCTTCTGTTAAGATTACTTTCTCTTCCTTTTTTTCTTTCCCCAAGATAAGGGATTTAAATTTAATTCTTCCTCGTACCATTTTAATTGTTCTTGCATTTGTGTTATTTTTATTTCTTCTTGAGCTATATGTTTTTCTACCAATTCCTCAATGTTGGTATCAGCAAGTTCCATTCTTCTCTCAAGATCTCCAATTCTATTTGTAATTTGTAAGTATCCATAAACAACACCAGAAATGGCAACACAAATTTGTATAAGCCACTTAATGTTAAGATGGATACTAAGATTATCATCCACCAATCCTGTCTTGTAACTTCTCGCTGTCTGTGGATCGTAATTCTTCTCATTATTCATACACAACTACCAAGAAGTACTAGACCTCCTAGCACTATTACTAAAAAAGCTATAATAGAAACGTAATCTTTCCAGTCCTCATTCACCAGACCACTCATCCTTTTTCATTTCAGCTATAGCTTCACTATGAGATAACGCAGTAATGCCACTTGTACCTTTTACTGCATCTAATGTGCCATCTGCTATAGCAAGTTCATATTTAACTAATACTTTGCTACCATCGTTATTCCATCTTGGACTACCAAGCTTACCTAACTTAAATGCTGATTCTTCCCAAGTTGGAGATTGTAATGTAGTTGTATCTACTACTTGCTCTGTATATGTGTATGTTTCTTCTTCTTGTGGTACAGAATGTTCTGATACCATCACTTTATCTACGAGCTGTGCTTTGGTATCTCCAGAGCTATACTCTATATCTGCATCATCCATGTATGCTTTGATCTCATCTTTCGTGTTATCCATACTTGGATAGTAATCATATTTATTTACCATCCTTGTAGCACTACGCTCTTCATCTCGATATGTGTACTCATTCCAAGACAATCTATCAGCAGTTTTTAGTTTAGCAGGTAATGCTGATTCCCACTTTGCTTTTGTTAATATTAAATATGTATTAGTCATTTTTGTGTTTACCTTTTTGGTGTTTATAGTTTTTCTGAATTTCAGCTAATGATAGTTCTTTGTTATAAATTCTTAACTCATCAATCAATCCGTTTCCAAAACTATCATCAAATTTTCTTATACCGATTTTTAAAGTTGAAGTAGTATTGTGCATCGCAGTATAAGAACCACTACTTGATGCAGTTCCATTATTTAAAGCATCATTTATATATATGTTTATTCCACTATTTGCACCACTACCATTATAAGTAGCAGTTACAAATGTCCATTGATCAGCTACAATAGATGATGAGCTTGGTCTAAAAATAACATTTGATGTACTACTATCATATAAAGCAAGAGTACATTTGCTTGAACTATCTATTGATAAATTATACTCCACAACACTTGTTGAAGTAGATTTGTCTAAAATTCTAAATAATGCGGATGTCCCTCTTGGTTTAATCCATGCTGAAATAGTAAATGGTAAATCTCCAACGCTATCTCCAAAACTAAATACATCACTATCATCTATTTCTAAATACTCATCAACACCATTTAACCTTAACACATTGTTACTTGGATTAGTAAAGTAAAACCCAAGTCCATCTCTGTTTGAGTTAAGTCCTTCTCTGATTGTTATAGAATCTGGTGAGCCTTGTACTGTGCCATCGTTGCCATCGTTAAGTGTAGGATTACCTGCAACAGTTCCATTATTAGAGTTACTACTTAAATCTTTTAATGCTCCTGTAGCAGTATCTACAGTATCAAGTTTCCAATAACCAACAAGATTATCATTACTTGCCTCATTGCCAACTAATCCTTCATTGTATGAAGATTGTATTTCAGATAAGGTTCTTACTTTGTTATATATTGATGCAGATTTAATACTTCCAATAAAATTTTTACCAATTTCAACATCATTAGAACCTCCAACATCACCTAATCCAGATATATCAACTGTTGATATTAATACACCATCTACATAGCCTTTTAATTCATTGTTTGTCCTATCTACAGTTACTGTAGTATAATGCCATTGGTCATCTTTTATAGTATTAAATGTTAAAGTTTTAAGAGTAGAACCATCATATATTCTAAACTCATGGTTAACATTGCCATAATCCCAAAAATAATAATTATTTGGTTTTCGTATTACTGCCCTTCCACCTTGAGAACTTTGAACACTAAAGTTTGCCCAAAAACTGATACTAAAATCTGTAGTACCAAAAGATAAACTTGAATCATTGCCACAATTATATAAATCCCCAGTACCATCAAAATCAACAAAACTCCACCCTCTTCTATCTTGCCATGTAGTTACACCATCGTTTCTCCAATAACCAAGTAAATTACCTTTTTTACTATGTGTAGTAGCATCTAATGCGACACCATCGTTGAATAGTTCTTGGACTTGAGTTTGTGTTAATGCAGTATTAAATATAGAAAACTCATCGTGCATAGATGGTGTTTGAACTCCTGCATAATTACCTATATTTCTAATGTTAGCATTGTAGTAATTACCATCGTTTGTGCTTGTTGCTTTTAATACACCATCAACATAAAGTTTACTTTCATTACTTGAAGCACTTATACTTAATACATAGTGATGTAAATTTCCATCGTCTACAATAGTTCCATCAACAGTAAAACCACCTGTTTGAGCAGGTAAGAATGCGTATACTCGTGTAGCGTTTAAAAATCTTATATACGAGCCACCACCATTTACTGAAAACAATACTGAAGCATCTCCTATATTTTTTTTATGCCAAATAGAAAAAGTAAACTCTGTTAATCCCTGTGTTAATCCATCTGGTAATAATACATAAGTATCAGTAGACTCATTACTTGGTACTATCATCTTCTGATTATATCTCATCAATGGTACTTGTGGAACTACAGGTTCATTTACAGCAGTCTCAAAGCCAGATGAGGATACTCCTACTTCTTTAACTGTAATCAAATCTACAGAACCATCAAAATCAGAACTTGGTTTAATATCTACTACCCTATTTGCAGTACCACCACTTGTAAGAGTGGTATTTCCAGATGTAGTAAAATTAGATGCACTTGCCGCACCACCACCAACTGAAAAATCTATATCTCCTGCTGTTCTACCAGATATTGTAAAATCTATTCGATATTCTCTACCATTTATCATTGGGTTTGATGAATCACTATATCTTAAAGTATTTGTATTTCCTGTAGCATGAGTTGCTTTACTACTACCTATTGACCATTCAGTTCCTAATGAACCACTAACTACTGACCAATTTGTAGTAACATCAAAAGCACCATGTCCATTTGTTAAATCATCTCCAAAGAAATTTGTAGTAGCGTGGTTGCCCATGAGGACTTCTTTGACAGTTATATTATCAAGTTCATATACAGAACCACCTCCGTAACCTATCATAAATGAAGTTCTATCAGCACCTGCTTTCATATATGCAGTAGTAGTTTGACCACTTGTTATTGATGGAACTATTTGGTCAACAGTTCCTAAAAATAAATTTATTGTGGATGATGTAGAACCACTTACATGATAATAATCAAAAGAAATTTTATAAACTTTACCAGATGTAAATGATGTATATATTCTTGCTATTTGATTTCCTGTTCCTGTTGTATTATCAACTCTTAATCTTCCATTTGAATAAAGTATATCTCCTCTACTTGGTACATAAGTATCCCATCCACTTATATCAGAGTCAAATGTTCCATTACTAATTAACTCATTACCCAACCCCTTCTCACTATGATCATATACTATTGATTGTGGACTTTCTGGGTTACCTTCAATCATAGGATACCAAGCTACAAGGTTATCTTGTACTGCACTTGGTGTGTTTTCTGGTTTTCTATAAAGTTCAGTTACTTGCGATTCTGTAAGTTCTGTATTAAAAACTTTTACATCTGTCATTTTTCCGTAAAATGGATATATTAAATTCCAATAATTTCCAATAGTCGTTTTTTTCCCACTAAAATTAATTGTACTTGGAAACGAACCTGCATTTGTTACAGAGCCAAGTGCTTCTCCGTCTAAATACATTTTTGAATTATCTGAAGATGAACCATATATACATACTAAATGATGCCAACTTGATGTATCACTAAATGCAAAAGACCTAAACCAAGCATTTTGATTTAATCCAAAATATAAATTCCCACCATAACCTAAGGAAATGTAAAGCTCTGGCGAACCTGTACCTGCACCTATTTGGAATATACCATCATCATTAGCACCACTATTTTTAAACCACAAAGAAATAGTTAATCCACTATCTTTACTATAATTACCAAGTTGATTTCCAAGTCCTGTACCACAATCAAGGTAATCAGTTACCCCATCAAATACTAATGCTCTGCCACCATAGACATCTGCGTGGTCTGCGATATTAGCAGTAAGTTTAGGAGAGTTTGCGTATCCAGAATTAATTGTCGTAGCCATTATTTAAGCACTCCTGTGTTTGATGTTACTTCTTTGACAGAAACATTGTCTATTGAACCATTAAAAGCTCCACCGCCAAAAATTATATTTCCATTAAAACTCCCTACTAATTCAATATATTGGACATAAGAACCAGTAGATGTAAAACTTAATAAATCTGCATCACTAAAAGAATCTTGCCCACCTCCGTACACTTTTAGTGTACCGCTTGTATAATCAGTTAAATCAAATGATATTTTATATAATCCTGTAAGACTACTTCCTATATCTTGATATAATGCAGTTGAACCACCATTTGTAAAAACTGCCTTACCACCAGATATAGTAACACTTGATTTAGTCCAATCAGAATCTGCATCAAATCCACCATTCGTAATTTTTTCACTACCTAATACTTCGCCTGTAGTTACATCATCAGTACCATTACCTCTTGAACTATCTCCATCAAGTGGATAGTACGCAACAATGTCGTTAGTTACTTCTTTGATGCTAATACTTGATAGTGTACCTACAAATGATTGAGAACGAAGTCCTATAGAACCATCTTGACTTGGAACTGCATAATTAGTAAATGTACCTACACCGCCTATTGATGATGATATTCCAAAATTAATTGGAAAGGAACGAGAACCACCTTGATGAGTTAATGCACCACTTGTATATGCAGAACACACTACTACTATTTTATATACTTTTGAAGTATCCCAAGTCACATTATCTGCTATAGTATAATAAGCAGTTGGTACATCACCACCATTAACAACCAACTCTCCATTAAATGTGGTCTTACCAGATGCTACTGATAATTCACTTGGAACTGATACACCTGTGCCATCACTAAAATCATACGTTAATGTTTCTGTACCTAATGTACTCTTTACATCAGCAGGAATCTTTGAGTATGAAGTAGATTCCATAACAGATTGTATTTGTGCTTGGGTTAA